AGATGTTACTGCCAAAATTAATGCTAATAAAAGTTTTGTTTTCATGGTAGTATTATATCCTTTCCTAACAGAAATGTCAAGCACTTAATACCTTATTTACCACATGACCCGTAAATGTAGTCATTTGTTCTTCAATCCTGAACAATTTATAATGATATCCTACTTGAGGTGTAATTTCCAACGATGGATCATACGGGTCGCCTAATTTATTTAGGAATTCCACCTTATTTTCTTTATCTTTGGCCTGTGCTTCTTCTAATGTATCAAAGGTAAATTGTGTTTTTGCAAAGTCATCGGTGACAACATATGTAGACATATAGTACTCAGAATGAAGTGTTTTCTTTATTCTTTGTAATACTTCTGGTGACAAGTGTGTTTCGTCCCAATCATCTGCACCCGATGCAATTAAAAACTCTCTGACTTCTTTGTTGGTCTTACCAAACATATTGGCAGCTTTAAGTTTTTGAACCGCATCTGGACACATACCAAAATATACGTATTGTCTTTCGGTTAGTATAACTGTATCTTCAGGATTTTCCATTTTGTTGATAGTAGTGAATTGCTTCTGCTAGTCCATCAAGATGGTCTGATGTCTTCTCTTTGAATATCAAAGGTTCAGAATCTTTTACGGCCATGATGATGACCAAATTATTTATCGGTTGGCCAATCAACTCTTCATACATCAATGCATATGCGGTTGTTTGCCAAAAGTAATCTTGTATGTCTTTTTTATCTTTTGGTTTAGATGAAGTTTTAAAGTCTATGACAGACAATTCACCTTCATATTCCGCAATACAATCAACACGGCCAGCCATACCAATACCTTTAGACCATAATGCAGCTTCTTGGTAATGTATGTTATCAATATTATTAAGATATGGTTTAATAGACAGGAAGAATTCTAACGCATCAGGCATAATGCCTTTCATGTAGTCTTCTTTGTTGTTGAGGTAGTTCTCACATATGGTGTGGACATTGGTTCCACGTGAAGTGGCTTGTTTCGATATACGATTGGCTTCTTCTTCGCCAACACGAGCTCGCCATTGCATAATGGACTTTTTCTTTTGTAAACCAATTACAGTAGTAACAGAAGGCAATCGTGTACCATCTTCTAATGTATAGTATCTTTTACCATCAGGAAAAGTTGTAGATTTTAAGTCAGCAAGGACTTTAGGTGGGCAGTATGTGAATGTCATCAAATTTAGATTCATGTATTATAGCAGTGGATGTTTCCTTGTCGAATGTAATAAAGCCTTCGCAAGCTATATTCCAATCGTCAGCACCAGCACCATTGCCGGTCACCTCACTATATGTATTAGTGTTAATTTTAAAGTTTTTCACCAAATACTCTTTTTTTCCATTTTCAAAGATACGCCAAACATGGTCTACAGAACCACGATTTGGTTGTCCTCTACTCTTGTTAAACCTTATATGATATTTGTTCATATGATTTCTGCTGTAGGTATATCTACATTAACTTGTGGTTGTTGTACCCATCTTGTACCCATATTGAAATGGATAAATCTAAATGGTTTCTTTGAGCCGTGTCTAGAGAAAGCATGAGGCAACCATGCAGGTGCAAACATGAATTGACCAGGTTTAGGTTCAAAGTTAATTGACGTTGAACCGAGTGTTAGTTCAGACATATTTTGTTCAGGTAAATTGATTTGCTTTTTGCCAGGCCTTGGGTCATGTATAACAACACGAGAACAATCAGGTGGACACTCTAAGAAATAAAAACCTGTTAACTGAGCACCATATGGATGTACATGTTCTTCATTGGATGAATGCATATGATGGTCTTGTAACCACCAATCATTGACATATACTTCAAGGCCTTGCATGTCATAACCTTCACCATTGAGAATATTCCAACCAGTATTTGCAGTCCATAAAGCCATCTCACGAATACGTTCATCACCTGCATGGTTCATACCCATCGTAACAGGATATAATTTGTCCATCAATGCATGTTTTGGTTTATTCTTCTTGGCTTCTTCTAAGTATTCACGACCAACCGAATAGATAGTGTCTAACCACTCTGGTTTATCAATAGTATAAATGGCAGTAGGAAAATAGTAATTGGTGATGAGTTGGTTTTGTGTTGAACTTATTTCACCAACTACTTCAGTTTTTATATCACTCATAACACTCCATTACAATCATTACATTATATCACAAAATTATATAGTAAGTCAAGAACTAAATTAGGTTATTCCGTACAATGAAACTTTACCTACTACGTCAGTTACACCACTAGGGAAATACATTCTAAAACCAACTATACTTTGATTGTTACCGGACGTTCCTTTGTAAGATCCACTACCTGTCCATGTATAATATGGTCCTCCATTTCCATTAAATGTCATACTTGCAATGTAATTACCACTTGTATTATAGTATGTTGATAAATCAATTACAGCATTATAACTATTTAAGGCGTTACCACCGGCTATTCCGGTATTAGTTGGACCTAAGACAAATGAAGATGTACTATTCGGAGGATTGCCTGAAATTGCCGCAGTGCCGCTATAGTTACCACTATTCCATAATACAACAGTATTATATACATTATTGCCGTCGAGACCTCCTGTTGTAAACAACTGGAGACTAGGAACGGCTTGACCCGTGCCACCTAAAGTGTATATACCTTCAACAATTATTCGATATTTTGTATATGTACCGCTAATACCTGAATTAAAATTAAAATATTGTGTGCCTGAACTACTAGTCACACTAGATATGAGAACCATAGAACCAGGAGTTGGTGTTGTCCAAGTGGGAGCACTCGTTCCTGCACTTGTCAATACTTGGCCAGAAGATCCAGCAGCACTAATTGCATGAGCTGTACCATTGCCATAAACTACGCCTCCAGCTGTTGGTGTGCTGGTACTATTTGTACCGCCTCTTGCAATTGGTAATGTTCCTGTTACTATTTGAGAAGCATCAATCGCAGCTGTGGTATTTGAAATAGCTGTACTTTGTACTGTGGAATCACCAAATATTATTGTTGAACCTGTTGCGGTAATTGTCATTTATTATCTTTCGTATTTTAACCAGACACTTATATATTTATATGTCTTGGCCTCTATAATAATTTAATGTATCTCGTACCTCTTTCATCACTTTAGCGTATTCTGCTAATTCCTTTAATATTCTTTGTTTCTTGCATTGCTCGTAGTAAATACGCTGTGCTTTTGACATCATTCTTTTTTTGCTCATGTAAACTCCTGTTATTGATGAAAGGAACAATAGGAGTTTTTGTCACGGGGGTCTGTTCATGTACACCTCGCTTTTGTAATAGTATGGGAATTTGTTTGTTCACGATTACCATTCTCTAGGGATTTTATGTTTATGTGTTTCACTAAGACGGTTACCAGCCACATTATGTTTCATGCGGTCGATAACGTATTTTTGAAATGATGAATCTGTTTTACCAATACCAGGAACACTAAGGCGTGAACCATCAGACATAATTGGAAGGTCTTCGAAAGTAAAGTAACGCTCAAGATGTGGATTGTTCTCTTTGAATTCATCGAGAACTGTGTACGACATGGTGTGCATTTCTACTTCACCTGTGTTTTGGTTTAAGAAATCATAACGTGGCATTAATATTCCAATCCTAGTTCTTTATTTACTTTGGCAAATTCATTTAAGACCATTTCATTTAACCATTCGGGTCTCTCTCTACTATTTATCTTTCCTTTCCATGACCATAGATGTTTTTTACTGTGGTAATAATAATTACGATACGAAGCAATAGAGTCGCCTTTGACTTTTACTTCTTCAGGCATTGCAGGTGTAGGCTCTGTGAATGCTAATGTACTAATGTTTGTTGGTGGATACATTAATTCTTCTACAAGACCAGTTTCTTCACACTTGTGAACTTTACCATATCGATAGGTATACTCTTTACACAATTCATTTAGTAGTTTCCATAACCAAATATAATTAGCATATGATTTACGAACCCACATACATGAAGGATGATTGCTGTGTGTAGCTTTGTACAGCTTTTGTTCACGTTCATCATCTAATACCCAACGGCGCATTAGACGACCAGATGGTGAACGACCAGTAGATTCTTTGCCATCAAGCATACGATGTGCTGTAGATAACAATTGACAATACTCAAGTATCATCTTAATGGCATGTTTGTCACAATGCATTTCTGCACAGATTTTAGGATCATTATGTAAATAAAATATATTCATACTTCTAACCTCACTCTTTCAACATCAGTCCAATCACAAATCATCACACGGCTACCATAATGGTCTAGTTCATAGGTTTTAACCTGTAAACCAACCTTAAAAACCTCATCACCTTTGACCGATTCTAACACACGGAATTCATATTGTAAAGTCTTATTGATTTCAACCATTGGTGCAGGTACTTCAATTTTGAATGGAATACTTGCACCACTATTGTTGTAGTTTACATTTCCAGTGGAAAAACCACCATATACAGTTTGTTTAGTGGGATTAATTAACATCATACTTCTTCGGTAAAGATGTTAGACCATTGTTTAAGTTTTTCAATTTTGTTGACAGATGCTATTTCAATATTTTCTAGTTTAACTATATCAAATTCAGATAACAATTTAATCATTGCAACCAAATCTCCTAATTCTTCTTCTAAGTGCTCTCTGTTAGTGAATGATTTACCTGGTTTAATTTGGTCCATACCAAATCTGAAACACTTTGATATGGCTTGTGTGACTTCTGCACATTCTTCTTGTGTAACCAATAAAATTTCACGTTCTTTTTGATTCATAATTATCCTAACAAATAACGACCTAAACCAAATGCATCAATTATAATAAGAAATGAATAGTTTAGTACCAAACCAAATGAACCACGAGTCCATGAACAATACAATGTAGCAGCGCAACCTGTTATGAACACGGAATACAATGGTACAATTGGTATGTTTGGTATGGTTACAGCAAATGCAATAGATGTAACAATGCTACAAGACCATGCAAATACTTCTAATACAAACCTTATTTTAGATGATGTATAATCAGCAACAATATAGTTTTTGATTTCTTTTAGTTTTTCTTTCACATTTATCATAATATACTTTCATTTTAATTCCAAACTCTGAAATTGCACAAGGCATTAGGACGTTTCTTGTCGAATGGTCTTTCATACAATGAGTTCTTATCTTCCTCAGGTCTCCAATCTGTTTCCACAAATGGAACAGGACCAAGATAAGGTAATGCATGTTCGAGTACAAAATCATGTGGAATATTTTCAGGTTCTGTATATCCCATCCTAGGATTCTGAATTGCCCACATCATTTCACCTAAGATAGATGCGACAACTTGTAGTGATGTTGCATTTTCTCCTGGAAGTAACCTGCGTGCTTCCTTGATGTCCAACTGTGATCCATGCCAGTAAGACTTACCACTTTTTGTAATCAATAATACTCCCAATTCGTCCATTCCAGAGATGATTTCATCCTTTATTATACGCAATTTGGACTGCATGTCAAGCTCTTTCCCACGCATTTCATGTACGGATGCAATGGCTGCATCAGTTGGTTGATAACAATAGTATACAGTTGGTCTATATTTGCCATCAGAAGTTTCCAATAACTTGGATAATGTGATTGCCTCGGAATGTTGTACTAGAAATCCATTGTAAGAACCACCATTTGGAACCCATGATTTACATAATACCGTAAGACCTGGTTGATGCAAGAATGCGGTATGTCCTTGTATTGTACCACCTTCTAATTCAGGTGGTTCATGTGTACCATAACCCATCTCTGATGGTGCCCGACCTTCTGCCCAAAAACCTTCACATGACCATGAATTAGTAAACTCATCTTTCATCTTAGGTTTATCAATGATTTGTGTATCACGTTCAGCAATTTGAATGACTTCAACACCAAGTTTCTTGGCCAATTGAGCCCATTCTTCTTTGTTTTCAGGTTTTTCGACCTTACGACCAGACTTCTCTGCAATTTTTAACAATGCAGATTTGGCTAGATATGTGACGAGACCTGGATTTGCACCACCTGTTGCAACAACTGTAGATGCGCCAGGATATTTGGCTGCAATTTCACGAATGTGTTGGTGTGTATGGTACAATGTACGATGATGTAATTTAGGTATTACCTCATCTTGATGGTCACCCCAACGTTCCAACGATGTGTTGACATACATTCTATTGTGCTTTAGACACCATTCAATGATGGCATCTGCTGCAATATTTAATGACACATCAACAATGAAACCACCTTCTTCAGTATACTGTTTCAATGTGGCTTCAAGGTTGTTACGTAGAATTTCTTTCCTGACATACTTTACTCCGTTACCAGCATTACGCTTACGGAATATTTGGCCATGATTATCTTTTTCAATTACAGTCACTAACTTAGGATCAGTTGTAATGTGTTTAAGAATAATAGGTAAAATAGCCTGGCCAACAGATCCATAGCCAATAATTAGTATTTTTTTATTAAAATTTGCGTGGTTTTCAGATTTTTTAGGTTTTACTGCTTCGTTCAACTCGGCAGCAAAACTCTTAAAACGTTTAGTAATCGGCATTGATAATCTCCAGAGGTATTTTTCTTACCTCTGTATTTATCATTAACCTAGGCTACTAGATGTGGTACCCATAGAGTCTTTTGGAGGACGTCCACGACCACGTTTCTCTTCGTTCATTGATTCTGGAATATCATGCACAGGTGCCTGTTTGGCTTGTGGTGCTACTTCAGCATCTGAAATGAACCTAGGATGTGGTTCTTTTTCTACTTTAGGTAGATTTTTGATACGAGCCGCAATGTCTTCTTCTGATACAGTTTCCATTGCAAACTGTTTAAATAACAAATAAGAATCACTAACTTTCATAGCTGTTTTACCACCAACAGCAGCTGAATCAGCCATAAACAAATTACAACCACCTGAAACCAATGGTGCAATCTCAAGTATAGAATCAAGATTGATAATTACTTTACAACCTTTTTCAATAGAATTCACTTCAATAAACATACTCATTTCATACTCCTTTTAATGATAAGACTTTTATTTATTCGTCATTTGTTTTGGCTTTGCCGGGATGTACACGTTCTGATTTAGCAGCATAAATCTCTGCATTAATCATTCGGTTTTTGAATCGTGCTCGTTCTTCTCCATCTTGAAAAGGCATCAAAGCCAACATAGTCTTTAACCGTTTAGACATTTTATAAGTTTCAGTTCGTTTCATAATTTCCTTTATAGATAAAACAATCTAGCAATAACATAGGCAACTAATAAGAGTAATAATAGCACACCCATTTTCAACACAAAATCTTGGAATTCTTCTCTGTAGAAATCTCGTTCTAGTTTAATCATATCACGTTGAGCAAGAAGCATTGGTTGGCACTCACGTTCGCCACCCATCATGTCAACAGTCTTTTGAGATTCTATTAAACGTTGTTTAGCAGAAATATAATTAATAAATGAAATCACCAGTGTCTCCAAACGCCTGCAATAATAAAACAATTTGTAATGATGTAGGATAACACAATTGCTAGTCTTATGCAAGCAATTTTATCAGACTCTCTATCATCTTCACCACTTTTTCGACCAAGTGCCTTTGCAATCAGTCTCCACATTTATACACCTTCATCATATAATTTAGGTTGTTCTAGCTTCTGCTCTTGAATTGTTTTTTGACCCATTGATTTCCTTGGGTTCATACACATGATACACTTTGGATTACCACAATTCAATGCGTGATGTTTAGCAAATTTGTGTGGGTCTCTTACTTGCATACCATATGTTTCGGCAATTTTAGTTTGACGTTTGATGACAGCCTCTTCTTTATGTAAACGCTTTGAGTGTTTAAATTTGTCCTCTTCCGTGCTCATTGAGTTGCCTTTCATACTTAAAGAGTTTAATGTAATATGCAAACCGAATCGGTTCATGAATTGGATTTGGTAATTTATCACCATAATGTTCTACCAATTCTTCACCAAACTTTTCTATTTCTTCATTCGTCATCTCTAATACACTCTATGAAAAATATTTCAATAGACATTATTATAGCAAGTAAACCCCACGCACACGCTTCATTCCATTTATCGTTGTATGTTGAATACAACATGAGGTAAATTGAACCCCATTTAGAAGCGGAAAAACAAAATCTTTGTAATTGTTCCATAATTAATCCCACAATGCTTGATAATACTTTCCAAACAAACGAAAACCATTTTGTATACGGTCTTCAACAACTTTCATGCCTTCATAATCACACTTATATGTATGATTTGGTCCATCAACCATTTGATACATAGTTGCTTTGCCGTTTTCATCCCATTTACACGCCACACTTTTGTGGTCGCTTACACCTGAACTAAATGCTTCTTGCCATGTGTCATCATTCTTACATTCAAAGGCAAAAATCATTTCATCAAGAACCCAATCCCAACGTTTGAAGTGATTGCCATCTGTGCCATATTCTTCTGTTGGGAAAGAATGGATAGACCATAATTCTTTTGGTACATCTTCATCATCAACATAAGGTGCACCGTGTTTGCTGTCTCTTAGTTGCTTCAACATTGGTAAAATAATATTAGCCAAAGTATGATCCATTGACCATGTATCCCAACGGTCAATCTTCACATATTCAACTCTTGGATGAATAAAATCCAATACCTTCTGAATACCCATACAAATAGGAGTCAAACGATTCACCCACTTATCATATTTGTGGTCTGGCTTGTCTTCAAGGTTGTAAAAGACATCATCATCTTTTTCCCAAAAGCAAACCTTCTTCAGGATTGTATATGGAGAAATCCAATGGTCTCGGTAATTGCTGATGTATACTTTCATTTTGAATGATTGATATGATATAAGGCAGGTTGGAATAATACTTGTTGCAACAACATACCGTAGTCTACGTCTTTTTCGTATTTTGTGCAGAAGCGTTCTAGGTCATTCCTAATAAACTCTTCATTGTCTTTGTAATTTGCTTTGTGGTGATTGTGCAAGAAGTTTTCAGCTTTGGCTAATACCAAGTTTTCAATACTTGATTCGAAATCACCCATATCTGTACAGTACATCATTTTTTTCTCCATAATTAATACCTCTATTATTGAATTCAAATGTAATTACATTACACTTCTAAATATTTTAAGTTAAACGTATCAGCACTTATTTCATGGCCAATGTAACCACGTGGGTTACAGGTCACACGGGTTTTGCCAACCATGTAATCAAAATTATCATGGGTGTGACCATGCGTCCACAATTTAATTTGCGGATGGCTAATAATAAATGATTCCAAATCGGAACTATATCCACCATTCGAATGATAATCATTTGCGTATATAGGATTTGTTGATTGTTTGCTGGGTGCATGGTGACCAACAACAACATACTTTCGGTCAGCACCAATAATAGAATCATTGTTGATAACTTCTGTGATAAATGTCATCATTGCTTTATGGTCTTCAACGGCATCTTCAGGTAAAAACCTAGAAGAATTGTCCGATAAACCAACCATACGAGCAGAGTTCTTTACAATACGGAAGTCATTCATCATACGACCAACATCCCACAACGTAATAGGATCTTCCTTGTTCATGTCAGTCCACAATGTACCGCCGATGAATGTAACGTCATCAATATCTTTTGCTTCTTTATCTAAGAAATAAAAGTTGTCATACTTGCACACTTCAGCTCTGATATACTCAGCCGAATGTTGATAATCACCATTGTAGTGCTCATGATTACCCATAATATAGATTACATGTGGGAATTGAAAGGCACAACGAGAAAAGAAATCCCTGAAACGTTGGCCTTTGGGTGAATGCGAATAAGATAATTCTTTAGCAACACAAATATCTCCACCCAGGATCAACACATCAGCAGCCTCTTCATTTTTGAGGATGATGTCGGCAAATTCTAAGTGAAGGTCTGAGCAGAGAGCAATTTTCATTATAATACCAGTCTGATTTGTATCAATGAGTCCCAACGGAATGAGCGCCAACCTTCTGCGTCAACGTCATATACAGCCAAAACATCATCGTTTGTTTTACGTTCTTTTGTTTCTTCTTTTGCTTCGGTTACAGGCAAGTGTTCTTCATTCAATGTGCAATTCATTACACGTTCTGTACCATCTTTTTTGGTGAAAGTCAATTCAACTACCATGTCATGTAGAGAATTGGTAATCAATTTTTTTACTTTTGGTGTGATTAGTGTTTCAGTTTCCATAATATATCCTATCTAGTTTACCATTATAACATACAATGGTAATAATGTCAAGCATTTTTCCTATTGATTTCCAAATAAACTTCCAGTCGTTCAATTCTGGCCGCATGGTAAGATACCGTGGCTTTGGCATAATCCAAAGCACTCAAGGTTTCCAACATACGCTTCTTTGCTTCAAGCAACTCAGCCTCAGCCATTTCTACTGGACTTGGTTCATCATTGAAACTGTTTATATAGTTTCGGATTCTTCTTAGTGTAAACATATTAACCCCCATAATGACTGATAACCCGTTTTAATGCCTTAGCAATTTTAATATTGTATGGAATATCATCTGGATGCATCCAATTAAGTTCAGGATCTTCTCCATATTTGTCCAATGACTCTTTAATATAGTTGAGTTGGTCTTGCAACTCAGTACGAATAATCAATTCGATTTGTTCATCTGTCAATTCAAATGTATGCATTATGCAATCTCCACTTCTTGTTCAACAATTGGTGCCGGTGTTTCTACTTTCACAGGACGACCAATGTATCGACCACTGGCATCAAACTCAGTATGATTGACCAACTGATAGGCAGAAACCTTACGACCATCTTTATGTACTCTAACAATACCACCATCACGGCGAATGTTATAGATGTTGGTACTTAAACGATACAGAACCTTTTCTTGGTCTGTGCCTTTGAAACAATCAGCAATATCATTAGGTGATATTGGTTTACCACTCAACAATACAACTGCAATTTTCTCATGGCGATTTTGTTTGCCTGTTCTTACTTTATTCATAATATACTCCTAATTAAAATGGAACTTCTTCACTTGATGCAGGTGTTGCAGCAGGTGTTTCAGGTGCATTAATCTTTGCATCAACTTTTGTGTATAGGTCTAAGAATGCCGTTTTGGTTTCTTCATCAAAACGATTAACACACAATGTGATTGCCTTCATACGGTCACCAAAGATTTCAAATGCCTTGGCAATATGGACCAAACGGCGTGTTGAAATGATTTCGTCTATAGCACCTTCATCAAAGGTTTTACGGACTACCTCAGCCCACATAACCAAACACTTAACAAAATCTTCGTCTTTGATTAGGGGTGTGAGAATCTTTGTTTCTGTTTTTGCATCAGGATATTCCTGTTCAACAGTAATTGGAAATCTTTCTAAGAAGGCATCATCAAGGATTTGTGATAGATACTTGCCTTCATCTGAACCACGGCCTTTAGTATTAGCAGTAGCAATGATGGTGAAACCTTTTGCAGGATTAACCAACTCACCTGATTTCTTATTGTAGTATGGTTTGCCTTCAAGAATGCCTTGCAAACACATTAGTTTATTAGAACCACGGTCTACTTCGTCAATCAATAAGACTGCACCACGTTTCATAGCCAAGATAACAGGTCCATCACGATTGACCACATTGCCATTAACTAGAGTAGGACCACCAAGTAAATCGGACTCATCTGTCTCGATACTGATATTAACTCGAATACATTCTTTCCTAAGCTCTGCACAAACTTGTTCAACCATAAGTGTTTTGCCGTTGCCAGAGAGACCAGTAATAAACACGGGATAAAATAATTGACTCTTAATGATGTTACGCAAATCTTTGAAGAATCCAAAAGGAACATAATCAGGATATTCCACAGGAATAGAACTATCAGATTCATCCAATAGTTTAGGTTGTCTGAAGGTCATTACCTGTGCCAAAGCAACTTCAGCGACTTCAGGTTCAGGTGTAGATACTTTAACAGTCTTACCTGAATCAGGTACTTTGTATTGACCACGGCCTGCACGGTAGTCTGCCTTGGTTACCAACCAGAATGGATAGGTGCAACCAGTTTCTTCTACAATATCATCAATCTCTGGTCTGGTCACAACTGCATTACGACCAAATTTTGTTTCACAAGCTTCAATAAACTGTCGTTGGTTTTTGTTCATCAAATTCTCCATTATAAATCAACTGAACTATCATTCTCGGTGTGACCAATTGTCTTGGCACAGTCCTTAACTAACTTAATATCAACTTCAAGGATCAATGCAATATCTTCTACATCATATCCATTGGATAACATCTCTTCAATATCCATGGCAATATCTTTCATTCTGCCCATAAAAACTCCTTGTTACTATCCATTCATTATATACCAAATAGAGGCAAAAGTCAAGGCCTATGTGTACCAAAATAAGCCTTGACAGTTGCATAGAAACGACATAGAATAGCGGTGTGCCGCATTAATATTAGTCCCATGTCCTATGAGATTCCCTAATGGTTTCCATACCATCATAATCATCCACATACCAGGCCACATCATTAGGAATATCCACAATCTTTAACTCTGAGTGTTTGCCTCCTGATGCAATAATACCAATCTCCTCGATTGCTTGGATCAGAAATGGATCATCCCTCTTAATATCAAATTCATATACAGCTTTTGTTGGTGATAATTCATTATAACGGTTAAACGCCTTTTCACTAAGACCAAAATCACCAAAACATTTATTGATTACTACCTTCATAGATGATAGCTCCAAGTGTTATAACTATAAATTGCACTTAAAGGATCTGTGCCAACCAATTGAGCATAAGATGCATCATATACTGCTTGCACAGGAGGTTTCAATGCATCTGCAAATGAATTTGAAACTGTTGGTGCTGAATACTGTGGTGTAATTAAAATCACAGGCAGAGAACTTGATTGTTGTGCCAACCGATAGGCAAAAAATATGTCATTGGTTGGAAAGGTTTGACTATATGCTATATGCAAATTGTGTGTTGTGTTTATTCTATTCATTCTTCAACTCCGAAATGTTCTTTAATCATGTTACCAGTACCAGCACAATTTCCTGTTGCATTGATACATTCTCGCACAATCAACTTGGCCAATTCTTCCACATTATCGATACTCATCCACTTGCCACTACTATCGGTGCCAACCTGTGATATTAGCGTTTTAATTTGTTCGTTCATTGTTTACCTCTACAAACCTTCTATGTCTTAAATCGATATCTAGCGGTATACCAAACCATTTTACCTCATCAGTTAAATGGCTGATATAACCAACAGCTTTTGCTATCTTACCTTTTGGTTTCTGTTCAAAGATGTAAACACCACTTGATTTCATACCATCAGGCCATTTTGTTGTTTCTTTTAATAGGTACATATTACACCACAAAATCTATTGTAAATTCACCATGTGTTTTACCAGAGGTGACCGTGTTGAATTTTACATTACGCTTACGATACCTGTTACACAAATCAATGTACATAGCCAATGCTGTGTCTTTACTTGAATTGATAAACAATGTACCATTGGTAAATTCGGCCGTTTCACCATCTTTTAGGTGATGGCCAATTAATGACATGACGGTGTTTTCAAACATTACGAACCTCTACGCTTTGCTGATTTAGCAATACGACTTACATCCCAAATTTTAGGATTACTAGTTGGCTTCATTCTTACACTCCAACCTTGTTTACTAAATTCACCATAAATTGA